CTGCCAATCTTGCTGTAAAGCATTTGGCCATCAGCAAACAGCAAACTGTCTTTGAACTTATGTAGTCTTCGACCCACCTTTGTGACGGCGGTTAGTTGAGGCAAAAGACCGCCTCTGTCGCCCTCGGTGTCAGTGTCGCTTCGAAATACATCAAAGCCTTTTCGTTTGTTGATTTGACCTGTCTTTGTGAAGACTACGTTTTGAGCGTCCTCGACAGAACCCGGCTCAGATAACGGCTCAGACGATTTTTGGTCTACGCCCTTAAGCATTGGAAAAGTTATGTTTTGTTTTTGAAGCGCCATCAGAACACCAAAAAAGTTACGGTTACGTCTGCAGAGCATCTGACCTTGAAAAAATCACGAGACGTCCCGATGCCCGCCACACCATCGAACACCTGTGCATCGGCGCTTCTCTTTACAACAATATAGCCTTTGATTGGCCTTTTGAGAGAATGACCAACTTCGTTGTCAGATCCAGTCCTTAACTCGACATCCTCGACGAGGATGCTGTCAGTTATATCGCTTTCATTTACCGAATCAGCAAAGCGGCGTATGCTTCCTTGAATACCAAGCAAGCCTTGAGGTAAGTGAAATTGGCTTTGAAATTTTCTCGCCATGTATTACCTCTAGTATCGAACGATAAACGTGTTTCTGAATCGGCCTTTACGTATATCGCGAATAGCAAAAGAACCACTCGCATCGCGAGGCGCTAGGGCTCGTATAATTCTGTTTTCGAGTAACTGTCGCTCTGCTGCCAAAGGCCCGATGTCTGACTCTTCCTTCATCAACATACGAATAGCAGTCGCGACAACAACAAACTCTTCATACCCTGGGATCACGGTTTCGATCTCTGTGACTGTCGTAGAAAACTGTGTGGGCACTGGAACGTAGAAAAGAGTAATGGTTCCCGTCTGTGAGTTAGTCGGAATGAGCTTCAGTTTACTGCCTTCGATTTTATACATGGGCTGCGCCAGTCGATCGATAACAGCAACAGGGGTATTGTAGATGTTGCGCTCACTAAAGGAGAAAGCCCTGAGCGTTGAAGTAACTCCACCCGAGCTATAATCAACACCCAGAGCTTTATAAAAGTCATCTGGCAGGTTAATGCCCCCGGTCGCAAGAGGGACGTTATAGACCTGCTCAGAGACAAAATAATCTTCGTAACTTTTGACCATAAAATCATGAAGTTCAGCAATACTTGAGTTTAGGTAATCCTGAACCTCTGCGTCTGTTACGAAGCTAGAGTTTTCCATATCGGCGCGGCGACGCGCACGAGTCCTTAAATCGGCTTCTGTGAACGTCGCCATGCCTAGCCCCCCTACTCACGCATGTCTAAGTAATCATTCAAGGCATCTATGAACTCTCTGGGATCATCACCCTTGAATGCACTCATCATGCGCCGACCCGCATCCTCAGTGGCTTCCTGAAGATCGGTACCGCTAGAGTCATCAGACTCTTTTTCACGCTTGCCTAAGATGATGGCAGCAATCCCCTTATTAGGTTCTTGCTCCTGCATAACGCCCCCTTACTTCACGCTGCTATTGCGCAGCATTAAGAAGAAAGTAAACTCATCACCGTTAGCGGGTTCTGTTGCTGACCCTGCATCGTTAACCAAGTGAATTTCAACAGTTTTATTAACCGTCACACTATGGCTTTCAATTTGGGCAAAAAGCGTATCTGAACCCGCCAACTGAACATAACTCGCAGAGCAATGAAGCAGACCCGTGTAAAGGTCGTCCAACGTTACAATATACTCGCCTGTGGCATCTTTTGCCACTGACGCGATACCCAGACCATCTGCAAGGGTTGCAGCACCGGATGCACCGATACTTACACGCCCTGCAATTAACTTAACCTCTCGATTAAGCGCCTGGACATCATTGAATCTTCGATTAGCCATCTCTTGCCTCCTTAGCTTGTTTCACCATCAAGAAGCAAAAGTTCAAAGCTAATGTCATCACCACTTGGTACTTCGGTCACAGATCCGGTGCTTGCTACAACACAACTCAGGGTAATCTGAGGCGTTGTTGAGTCTGCTACATCTTCCGCTGTGATGTTGATAAGATACTCAGCACCACCGCCGGATAGGTCAAAGTGCATTGTACTAGCATGAAGCAGACCCGTGTAAGCCTTGTCCAGTGTGAGCTGATACACACCCGTGCCTGTTCTTGCAATTGAGTACCCAAGACCAAACTTGACTGTTGGTGCGCCTGAGCCCCCAATATCAATACGCCCTGCAATAACCTTAACTTCTCGGTTTGAGCATTCAATATCGAAAAATGATTGACTTGCCATTGTACTAATCTCCTTATGCTAGCTTAACGCGAGCGTTGTAGCCAGGTGCGGTGCAGCCAATGTTTCCGTAGAAACCAACTCGAACCTCGTAGGCGTCCGCAGATGCTTCGCGAAGCATGCGGTTGCCATCAAGGTCAAGAATATGTGGAGCAGCACCGAGGCTGTTAAGAGTCCAGGTATCCATCTGAAGCATGTATGCAACGTCAGGAGTGCAGTTCTGATCAGCAACAATCTGAATTGGTCCCTTTGGTCCAAGGATAGTCAGTGACTGAAAGCCAATGTCTGCGTCGTCGCTGCTTACTTTGTCGTAAACGACCTTGGAGCCAAGCGCCTTCTCGAGGTTAGAGAAGTTTGCAAAGTTCATAAAGCAGTGTGTAGGTGATCCACCTTCGCGAGCAAGACGGCTGGCTGCACCAATAAGCGCTTCCTCGATTGGCTGAGCAGAGCCGTCGAAACGGATACCGCCGAGGCGAGTAGCGTCTTTGCTTCGGTCTTGACCAAAGAAAAGAGTTGCAGTTGGCGAGGTCGAAGGAAGCCAAGCTTCGAGACCACGAATTTTCTTGGGATCGGTTGCGCCGTTTTGCGCATCGCCACGTTGAAAGATGAAGTCGTCAGTTGCGCAAGCCCCAATATTATCGATGGTAAAACTACCTGCGTCACGGTCAACAGTTTGCACGACCATGGTTGTGCCGGCTTTAATTGCACCTGTCGCCGTAGTGGCCGCGTTAAGCTCCATACCAACTTCAATATTGGTAATTTGATCAGCCTTTTTAAGGGTTAAGGTAGTTCCTGCAACTGTGACCTGGCCAAGCTGTCCAGAACCATCAGCATACATAGAAACCGCAAGAGATCGAGTAAGCGACTGAATAGCGCCGTCGATTTCAAGAGTTGCGTACTTCAAGAACGCATCCGCTGCGCCCTCAGTAGCCTTGATGGTTTCGCCGGTGATGCTGGCAAAAGAGTAGTCCCGGACACGGGTAAGGACGAATCGTGCAAGCTCGGTTGCAGTGTTCAAACCTTGACCGGTTGAGAAGTCAGCAGAGCGTCGGTTTGCGATACCATACTGAACTGGAACAGGCATATTCTCACCGCCAAAACGCTCATACTTAGGCATGAGAGCAAGCAGTGGGTTGTCCTTGTAGACCATGTTTTTGACGGTCAAGGGCTTGTAGTGCTCCTTGAGCGCCTGGGTGACGTTGTCGAGATTTAATGAAGTTGGCATAACTCACTCCTTACAGGAGCAAGTTCATCTTACTCCTGGCGAAACAGACTAGACCCGTACTTATTCACCAGCACGTCGATAGACTGCTGCCGGCTAAGCTTCTTGGGCTTATCCCCTGGCGCACGTTGCACCTGGGTATTTGTTAAAGTTTTGGGTGGCGTTTTATCAGAAGCCTTAGCTTCCTCGTCTGCTTGCCCCGCCTCGGGCTCTGTTTTCGCTGGAGCGTATCGGCTCTTAAGCCGCTGCTCTAGTTTAGGGACTTTGAGATACTTTTCTGCTTCAGCCTCATAATAGTCCTCAACCATCTTTGCCGCTTCTTCGTACTGCAACACTTCCTTGGTGCTGTTGTAATGCTCCTGCATCACCTCAGCGACGACATGGTAAGCGTCATTAGCTTTGATGAAGTCGTACTCTTCTGTATTGTTCACGAAACTTTGGATCTCGTCAACAAATCGACCGTAGGTATCCTTGAACTTGCTGACTTCTCGCTCTTTCTCAGCCTCTGCACGCTCAGCTTTCATCTGGTCAATCTCTTGACGCAGACGTTGCATCTCGCCAGCCATCTTCTGCTCAGGGGTAATCTCTCCATCCTGCAGCACCTGTTGGCTTAAGGCCTCGTAATCAAGACCGAGCTTTTGCATG